GTAGTCATAAACACATTATTCTTTGTTTGAACAAACGTATCAATCTTTTTTAGTTTGTTTAGACTATTTATAAGTTTTAGCTTTGCTAGAACGATAACTTTTTGAAGCTCAAACATTTTTACAAGATTGGCTTTATTCTTTTTAGAGAAGAAGACCAGAAGCGCATCTCTTACTGCTTTTTGTCCAGCCTTCCCCTTTTCAGTTTTTCTTTTGTCTATTTCTTTTTGGAACTTATCATTGATGTAACGAATGAGCTTATCTGCGTGAATTTTTGTGTTACCCACGATCTGGCCTTTTCGTACAAACGAATTATTAAAGGTTTCAATTTGTTTAGCAAGCTCTTGATTACGCTCCAGTTCGCGTAGAGTATTGCCACTAATTGAGTTAAATAGCTTGCCAGCTTGACTAAGTAAAGCATTAACTTCCTCCGTGTCTTTCTTTGACATTACTGCTTTAGTCGCATCACGTAGCATTGCATCCTGTGACCATACCGAACTTGATTTCTTGAATTTTGACGTATCCACTCCATAAGAAGCTTTCATAGATTCAAATGACGAGCCTTTATATGTGGTGTGCCAAACGATTCCAATCTTTGCTTTCTGTACTTGCTTGGCCATGTCCGTGCCAGCCGGTACTGCATATACGATCGTATTAGGGTGGAAGGTAACATATGAGCTACCTTTGATCTTTTGTTTTTTAACGTCTCCAGGACCGTAAAGAAAATCACCTTGCACTACTCCCTTTATGCCTAAGCTAGGGAGGAGCTGCAAAGCAATTTTAAGCTTATCAGCAAGGTCGCCTGAAGTATCAGCATCCACATCAGCATCCGTTTTGTACACTTTAGGTGATTTGTTAAATATTCCTTTTTTGGCAACAAAGAACTTGCCATCACGTGGGTCGATGCCAGCAAAAATGGCAGGAGCACCATCCCACTTAACAGACACTTTTCCAGCATGTTCGCCTCCTAACATGTCTCTTAATGAGCGGAGCGCCATGATTGCTTGACGCGTACCATTAACACCACCATAGAGAACCTTGTCCTCAATGTGTGTCATATGAGTATTTTTTTGTTCCGTGATGTAGTTCTTAAAATTTTCCATATTTTTATTCTACCACAGTTGCAACCAAATGTACACGGTTCTTTTCACTTCCATTAAAAAAGTTATGGTACTTAGTATTGTCAACTATGTAGACTGTACCGTCAGCCGGCATATAAAATGCTCGATCCTCAACAATCATCTTACATCCTCTATTGGTTACCAGAGGAATGTGTAGTCTTCGTTCTGGATCGCGGTGCCATGACAAACATGTGCGAGGTGGTTTCATTAAGAAACGTACTCTTCCAAGTTGCCAATACTTCTGGAGCTCATTATAGATCTCCTCAGTATATGTTCCTGCGAACTCAGGACAAATCTCTGTATAGGCGGCCTCATCAACGTAAGGGAGTCTTTCCTCTTCGTCTTCGTCATTCTGAGGAAATGTCCAGTACTTGCCTCGGACATTTCCACCGGTGACGGATGACGGGTCTCCTGGTTTTCTGTTAATGCAAACTGCATTAAAGTCTATCTTTGTCTTATCGTCAGTAACGTGTCCATTTGCTTCAACAAAGTTGTAATAATCTTGTAGTAGCCTTTCTACGTCCACTGGAAAGTATTCATATTTTTCAACGTCATGTCGTTTCATTATATTTCTTTCGTATTCTTAGTAATCTTAGCCATTGGGAAGATACCAATACGAGAGTTTTGTAGAACCAAAGAACCATAAGTTCCTTTACGCTTATTATATCGTGCTACGAGGATTGCCTCGTAAGGACCCTTTGGATCCTGTCCTATAATACCCTTGTGTGTAGAAGTGATCTGGTATATTCCGCCCTTCTTAACAAACTTCATGTTTCCTTGATGGAACTCATCAACATTGTTAACGTCTACTTTTTTACTACCAGCGTTAATTCCATACACTGATTTTTGAATAAGTGACTTTGACTTAACCTTGCGGTAGTAAGTATCACCAGACTTCAATCCCTCTGGATGTAGCTTAATAAGATCTTTCATAAATGATTCGATCTCTTTATCACCCTTTAGATCTGTGACACCGCCGTATTGCTGGAAATCTTTGGCCGTTGAACCCGCCTTATGCGAGATATGAGCAACCATATTACCTTTAACATCGACGATTGCAAAGTCTGACTTTGGATCGCGGCCACCTGGATTGGGTGTAGAGATAATGCCTGCGCAATCAACAATACGCTTGCCAACCTTTAACTTAACGGATGGCTGTGCTTCCTTCGTTAAAACTTTATTTAGATTGTTAGTAGCAATCTTAAGAGCTGCATTTTCTGCTGCAACACCTGAGCCTTTTCCTTTTCCACCAAACTCACCTGTCTTAAGGAAGTCTTTCGGATAGCTCACGTAGCTACCAGTTGTAGTTCTTAGTTTCTTATTAAATCCTTTAGTCTTCATACCAGCATCGACTTCGTCTATTTCAGACTTGTCGATCTTAATAGGATTACCCTTTGCCATTGCAAACTCTTCACCATTCTTAATCTTCATGACAAAGAGACTAGCACGTGATGGGTCTTTAGTAAGATCAGTGTGCTTGAGTATATTAAAAATAGGCATAGATCTTTCCCGTAGAAGATAGCGTTTGAAACTAAACATTACAACCTCTATAAAAAAATTCTGTTAGCTCTATTTATATAAAAACAAAAGGGCGCATAAGCGCCCCTTTGCCTCGTCGGTGGAAGGAAGGAAGGATTAAGCCCGACGATAAATGTAGACGTCAACACAAGATGCATTACGAATTCCGCCTACGATGTTGCCGTGGTTATTATAAGAAACTTCACCCACGGAACCCTTATAGAGATAACCACGTGGAGCTTTCATTTTCTTGTAAGGCTTTCTGCCTCTCATACAAACTCTCCATCTGTAGCTATCTTCGCGTTCTTTGTTAAAATTGTTGAATGTTCTGACCATGTTCTTAACCATTTCAAGTTCAGCCATGTCACCCGGGGATTTGAAGTCGAACCTCCCGATGAAGGAGGTTGACTTTCTATTGTTATTGACCATGATACCCATTAGGCAGCCATCGCATATTCTACAGCTTTTTCTGCTGCTTTAACTTTACGAAGCTGGTTGCCACCGAACCACTGTGAGTAGAGACGGGTGTCGTTACCACGACCTTGAATGTGGTCTGTAACATAAGTGACACTGTTGAGTGCCTGCCACCATGAACCCTGAGCATACTGAGCACCAGGCTGTGTTTCGATAACGTCGTGAGCTTGCTTTGCAGCACGTGAGATAGTCTCAACAGTGCCATCAAACTCTGCACCTGAAGTACGTGGGAAAACCTCGTTCAGGTACTGGATATATGAATCCATGTTGAAGCGCTTGCTACCCAAGAACTGAGCCATTTCCTTGTACTTTGCAAACTTTTCATGTGCAATTCCAAGAGTTTCTTTTACTGACTCAGGGTCAAACTCAGTTCTATGACCAACCCTTACTGAGCGTTCAGCATCAGCATTCAATGACATAGTCAATGTGTTGTTACATACAACACGGATTGGAGTGAACCGTACGTCAATTGACTTGCCATACTGGTGAGGGTTAGAGAAAAGCAGGTATGAGTCAACCTGATCATCACCAAAGACATCGAATGATTCTTTGATTTTAGCCAGAGCCCAAACCATTTGACCATCTCTAAGAGAACCGGCCGTATGCATTTCCATATCGCCAGAGAGAACGAATTCAGAAAAGAACTCGAATGCTGTTTCGTTCTGAACAGGATTCCAGTTTTCACCGACTGTAGTCAAGATCCGATCGTCAGTGCTACGAACAAGAGCCTTTTGACCAGTCTTGACTTCACCGTTACGAGTCTTGACATAACAATCAACCTCGTCTACACGCCAATCAAGGCCTGCTTTTTCCATCATCTGAGCTGGTGTCAGATCGTTGCTTACTTTAACTCCAAGACCGTGCCAAGGAAGTTCACCTGCGTAAGCCATTGTTTCAACTTGATGTGCCATAATATAATTTCCCTTCTTTTTCCATTTGATAGATCTATTATACC